CCAGCCTTGTGCAAGCGATAGGCTAATGCCATAGCAGAAACGTTCCAGATCTTCTTCATCCGTATAACGTCCTTTACCGATCGGCAGCCCCACCCCTGAGCCAGAACACTCTGCTTGGGCATAAGGAAGGCTGAGGCAAAGGCGTTCGCCTCGTTCTCGACTTCCTTACCTTTGTTGCTGCCATGCCGATGCAGGACCAGATGCCCTAGCTCATGAGCTGCATCGAACCGACTGGCTTCAGCAGACTTCTGCGTATTGAGGAACACAAAAGGTGTGACCCCCCGCCGCCAGCAGGAAAAGGCATTGACCTGACTTGTCTCTTCCGCAAGTGAAAATACCCGAACCCCTTTTAGCTCAAGGAGATGCACAAGGTTCTTGATGGGTAACTGGCCCATCCCCCATTCTGCACGCACCGCCTCTGCGGCGGCCTCGGGGTCCATACCCGAGCAGTCAGGAACAGATGCAGTAGGCAGCTGGAATTTGGCATCTATCCAGTCACTGAGCATGTATGCAATTCCACCTGCAGCAAGCGCCGAGTATTTCTGACCTGACGTCATTCGTGAGAACGAGCGGAAGCTGGCGTTCTCATCGGTAGGCGCGTCGATCTCTACCCCCATGAAGAAAGAAAGCGGAAAGTTAAGAGCCTGGGCAATGCTGCTCAGGCTCTCGTTGGATGGGGTCAAGTCGCCGTTCTCGTATAAAGAGATCGTCTTGCCACTCAGTGACGTGGCATCAGCAAGCGACTTCTTGGTCCATCCACGGCGCTGGCGCGCGAGCACTAGTCGGGCCGGATTGAAATCGCTGGTTTCATTCATAATTTCGGTGTGACTGGGATATCGATATCTGGACCTGTTTCGGGCCCGGTGTGGTCGGGAGCGTCAAGACTGAGCGGCGGCATAATAAAGCGCGGGTTCCAATCGTCAACCTTGCCGTTCTCGCCGATGTTGATAGGCCGCGACAGTTCATAATGAACGGTCCGATTTTCGACATCGACATGGAAAAGAAGAATCCACAACGTCTGCTCCGCCTGAGCATCTTCTGTGAACGCCTGGCGCGACTTCCTCTCTACCGGAAACAGGTCGGCTTGCCTGACGTTGTAATACACACTTTTCGTTGTCCGGTTCCCGCGCTTATTTCGCGTCAACGGCTTGCCATAGGGATTTCCTGTATCCGCATCGCCGCAGGCGACAGTCACCGCATGCTTCCCGTCAGGAGACACCACCCGAGGCTGATTGCTAGGGTCTGCAAGCTTCCATGCTTTAGGCAACATCTGCTGACGCAGGGCCTCGGTCCCAAAGATCCATGCCAAGGTACCGTCCGACCCTTTGGGTTGCAGTGGCCCAGCAGAAGCCGCAGAGCGATAACACTGCAGAGCTGTCGCACGAAGGTCTTCCGAGGTGATGCCTAGAAGCTTTTCGACTGCTTCTTCAGGGGAAAGGTCGGCGATAGAAATCGTAGGGGATCGTGGTGCCATTGGACTGATACTCTTGTCGGGGGTTCCGCTTATGGTACATCAAGCGATGTAATAAAAGCAGAACCACCACAAGCTCTCGTCAGGCTACCTTATCGATCACATCCATCTGGCAGAACTTGCTGATCCCAGCACCCTGCACGAGATCGTCAGCGAGCAGTTCGACCGTGCTGGCCAGCTTGACGTATTCCTGGCTGAACACCGGCAGTTCGCTGGTCAGGCCGAACTTCGCGCGGCGCGGGCGAAGGCTGAACGGCTCCCCAGATTGCGCGTCGTTCAAACCGGCGATGTACAGCTCAAGCTCGACCGGGGCACCGGCGAGCATGTGCAAGGGGAATCAC